CCCTGGCTCTGAGGAAGTATGCAAACGGTGGTGTTGCCCGCACGCCGCAACTTGCCATGTTTGGTGAGGGGCGCCTTCCCGAGGCGTATGTGCCTCTGCCTGACGGCCGGTCTATCCCCGTCACGATGACAGGAGAGGGCGGCGGCTCTGGAAATGCCCAGGTCAACATGACCATCAATTTCATGAGCGACGGCAAGACTTCGGTCGAAAGTGACACTTCCGGAAAAAAGGCCGCCGAACTCGGCAAAGCCCTGGACGATGCGGTCATGGGTGTGATCGCACGCGAACGCCGCCCTGGCGGCCTGCTCTACAGCTGACATGCCAACACCAGTATTCACAGCGGTGCCCGATCAGGGCGCATCCAAGTCGGTTGAGGCCCGCGTGGCGTCAATCAAGTTCGGCGACGGCTACTCCCAGGAGACAGCCGACGGCCTCAACAACGTGGTCGAGACCTGGAGCGTCAGCTTCACCGGCAAGACCCGGACGGCCATCCAGGCGATCGACGATTTCATCGCCGCTTTGAAGGGCTTCCAGCCTTTTGAGTGGACGACGCCTGAGAACCGGACGAAGAAGTTCAGGTGTAAGAAATGGGCGCCTTCCTACAACCACGACAACGACTGCTCCCTCAACGCCACCTTTGAGCAGCACTTCGGACCATGAACATCAGCGAACGCATTCAGCTGCTCAGCCCCGGGACCATCCTGGAGCTGATCGAGATCGACCTGTCACCGATCACAAAGACGAATGGTCCCAGCGACCATTTCTACTTCCATGCCGGCACCAATGAACTGAACGGCCCTGTCGTCTGGCAGGGCAAGACCTACAACGCCTGGCCCGTGGAGTGCGAGGGCTTCGACCTGACGACAAAGGGCACGCTGCCGCGTCCGCGCCTGCGCGCAGCCAACGTGACGGGGCTGCTTTCCGCCGCGAACGCTGAATTGGACGACCTTGTCGGTGCGCAGGTCACCCGTCGCCGCACGTTCGCCGAGTACCTCGATGCTGTCAACTTCGTTGACGGCAACCCGTCAGCCGACCCCGGCCAGCACCTGCCCGATGACGTCTACGACATCGAGCGCAAGATCACCTCCAACAACCTGTTCGTCGAGTACGAGCTTGCCTCCGCGATGGATCTGGAGGGCTACAAGCTGCCCGGCCGGAGCATCGTGGCGAACTACTGCCCATGGCGCTATCGAACGTACCGAAATGGCGCGTTCGATTACGAGGGCGTCGGCGATTGCAGCTACACCGGCGTGATCTACCTCACGGCACGAGATGAGGTCACGACGAACCCCGCTCTCGATGTCTGCTCGAAGACGCTGACGGCGTGCAAGGTTCGGTTTGGTGCCAACGTCGTCCTCCCCTTCGGTGGGTTTCCCGCGGCCAAGGCCTACAAGCTGTGAACGGCATCGTCGAGGCCATGCTGGCGCACGCTTCCGACGAGCAGCCTCGCGAGGCCTGCGGCCTTGTCGTCGCCCGTGGCAAGAAGTGTCGCCTCATCCGTGCGCGTAACCTGGCGGCCGAACCACGGTCGACATTTAACCTTGACCCGGACGCCTGGCTGGAGGTTCTCGATGGGGAGGAGGTCATTGGCATCTACCACTCGCATCCGAGCGGTAACCCCACGCCCAGCCTGGCTGACCTCACTGGCTGCGAGATGTCGCAGTTACCGTGGCACATCGTCGGCTGTGGCACAGGCCTGTTCCGCTATGTCGAGCCGAGCGGCTTCCGAGCCCCTTATCTGGGCCGGCCATACGTCTATGGCGTGCACGACTGCTGGGCGCTCGTGAGGGATTGGTACGTCCGCGAGTGGAATCTTGACATCCCCGATTTCCCCCGAGAGCCTGAGTTCTGGCTGAAAGGCCAGAACCTGTTCATGGACCACCTCGGTGAAGCAGGCTTCGTCGAGGTGTCCGAGGGTGATGTGGAGGCCGGCGATGCCTTCCTGATTCAGGTGTCGAGCCCCGTCCCGAACCACGTTGCCATCTATCTGGGCGACGGCACGATCCTCCACCACTGCCGCAACCGGCTTTCTTCCCGTGACCCTTGGGGGGGGTATTGGGAGAAGCATGCTAGCCACCGAGTAAGACATAATTCTAAAATGGGACACTTATGATCGAAGTACGACTACACGGTGCATTGGCCCAGCAATTCGGCAAACGCTGGGACCTGGACATCTCCACGCCAGCCGAAGCCGTGCGTGCCATCGAATGTGCACGTCGGGGATTCAAGGCAGCCATCCTGAAGCTCGGCGAGGCCGGCTTCGTTTTTAGGGTCCGCTCAAAGAACCACGACTACTGCAATGAGGATGTTGGAGCGACCCTTGGGTCTGTCGATCGTATCGACATCATCCCCGTCGTCAGGGGCGCCAGTGCGGGAGCTCGCTTCGTGGTCGGCCTGGTCATGGTCATCGTCGGCCTGGCCACCTCATGGCTCGGCGGTGCCGGTGTGCCGGTGGCTTCCGCGGGCTTCGCGCTGATGGTCGGCTCGGTGGTTGAGTGGCTGACACCCAAACCGAAGAAGCCGGAGAGCCAGGAGGGAATGCAGAGCTGGACATTCAATGGGCCCAGCAACACGACAGAGCAGGGTGTCCCTGTGCCTGTTATCTACGGTGAGGTTCTAACCGGATCCATTCCCGTGAGTGCCGGTGTGACTGTGGCTGAGTCGGCTGGGGGGTACAGCGAAAACGGCGTGACCATCGGCGGCAACCTTGACATGGTTGGAAATTTCCAGAACGCCGGCATCCACACGATGGTGTTCATCCTGAGTGCCGCTATTGTTGGTTCTCGACAACCCACGGCCTACAGGTGGTCATATACGGGATTCGCCAATGCCGTGGCAGCCCGTTGGGTCCAGACAGATGCTGTTGCCAAGTTGGAGCTGGACTTCAACGTATCAGCGGGCCCTGGGACTTCTGATATTGGCACTCTCAGGGTTGAGGTCGACACCTACGCGTACCGGACCACGACCCAGACCGTCACAGCAACCGCCAGCGCCACAGTCTGGTACCAGGCCGCAGCATGAACCAGAGACAAATCATTGGCTCAGGTGGCGGCGGCAGTGGCGGTGGTGGCGGCATCTCCGAGACACCAGACACACTATCCAGCAACGCCTACGTCCAGTTTATTGACGTACTTGGCGAAGGTGAGATCAAAGGCCTGGTGAATGGTGAGTCTTCCATCTATCTGAACGGTGTCCCTCTTCGTGACCTATCGGGTACGGCGAACTACAGAGGATTCAACTGGGCGGCCAGTAACGGCCTCCAGAACCAGCAGCCACTTCCTTCATTCCGTGCCCTGGAGGACGAAGTCCAGGTCAACGTAGTGTTGCGTTACTCTGCAGGGGCAGTCACGCGCTCCGTGGCAGATGCTGGTGCTGACTCTCTTCGCGTTACCGTGTCGGTCTCGGGTCTGTCCAAGACAACGAACGATGGCCAGATCAACACAGCAAGCGTCGAGTACCGGATTGACGTCCGAGTGTCTGGTGGGGCATGGCAAAACGGCACCGTCCAGGTGCTCACAGGCAAGACATCGGCCCATTACCAGAGACAGCACACGGTTGACCTGAAGCCCCTAGGTGAAGGGCCCTTCGAAGTCCGCCTGACTCGCCTGACGCCGGACGCGACGACGGCATTGGTGACCGACACCTTGTCCTGGGACAGCTTCACGGTGATCAACAGCGAGTTGTTGAGCTACCCGAACACCGCCCTTGTCGGCCTCAAGCTGGACGCGAAGTATTTCAGCCAGGTGCCAACCCGGACGTTTCATGTCCGTGGCCTGATCATCCGTGTCCCGAAGAACTACGACCCGCTTACGCGCGTTTATGCGACGAGCGGTCCTGGCACTACCAACGGAGCCTGGAACGGTGAGTTCAAGCTGGCCTACAGCAACAACCCGGCTTGGTGTTTCTACGATCTTTGCACCAGCAAGCGCTACGGACTGGGCGAACGGATCAAGCCTGACCAGGTGGACAAGTGGTCTCTATACGAGATCGGACGCTACTGCGACGAGCTTGTGCCCAAGATATCAATGGGGTCTGGAATCCCAGGGTTCACTACGGGCGGAAAGGTTCTCTCGAACGTTGCGCTGACCACCGGTGACTCCGACATGGAGCCCCGCTTCACGCTCAACTGCGTGATCAACACAAGGGACGATGCCTACAAGGTCCTGAACATGCTGACCAGCGCGTTCCGGGGCATGTCCTACTGGGCCAATAACTCAGTCATGGTGACACAGGATCGGCCTACCGACCCTTCGGCCATCTTCACCAACGCCAATGTCGAGAACGGTGTCTTCAATTACGAGGGTTCTGGGAAGTCTCAGCGGAACACAGTTGTGCTCGTTGGGTGGAACGACCCGACTGAGGACTTCA